ACCTATAGATTTACTCACAACTGTTGGCAGATCTCTGCCTGGATACGGAGCACAACAAACTAGAATAGACTCACAATATAGACTTCCTGTAGATCCGACTGCTGCAGGGCTTGGAGCTGCATTTAATACTTACGCAGCACTAACTCCTAAAACAGGAGCAGCATAGTGTCTATAGGACCTTTAACTGGACGTTTTGGTGTTGCTCCAAAAGAAATTGTAGTTTTACAAGAAAATTTTGAAGATCCATCAAAAAGCCTAGTTATTGTTAGAGAATACGGACCCTTTGATGTAGAAAAAAAAGGTGCTCCTATAAGCGAAAAATATATTGATATGGCTTATGCACCTGGCAATCCAGAATTAGCTCTTCAACGCCAAGAAGCAGATGAGGCCGCACAAATAATAAAAGCAGGAGCGTTAGCTGCACCATTTGTTCCAAAAGGGTTAGGGTTTGTTGGGTCAAAATTAAGTGGACTACGACAAAAATTACCAAGCTTATTTACAAAACCAGGTCAAATTCCATTACAAATAACGCCTGGATCAAGAGGTTTACCAAGATCACAACAGCAAAGTGCAGGTGTAATGTTAGATCCTAGCAAACCAAAATTAACTGGCTTAAGTAAATTTCTTTTGGGAGCACCTATATACGGTTTTGGATACACAGCATTAGACAGTTTGCGAACAGAACCATTAACAGGGGAAGATTTAGAAGAAGCAGTAGAGCAAGCAAAAATTACACAAAAGCAAAGTGATGAAATACAAGAACAACTAAACGTAATTAGCAAAGATACAACTACACAACCTTCAGATATTACAAAAATAGTAGAAGATCCTGATCCAGAGCCAAAACCAAAACCAGAGCCTGCTCCAGAAGAGGATGCTCCTCCAGTAAAAGAATTAAAAGATGTAGGGCAAGAAAGATTTATAGATCCTGATAATTTAATTGCTTTTGTGAGGAATGTTGGTGCAGGATTATCAACAACTGGACAGTTGGGAACTGGTTTAACATTAGGCTCAAAAATGGCAGCTGAAGAAAGAGCTAAACGAGACATCCTATCAGATCAAGAGAAAAGAGAATTACAAAAAGAAAAAGATTTACTAGAAAAAGAGTTTGAATACAAAAAGAAATTGTTACAAATGGAAGGTGTAGCACCACAATTAGATGTAAAAGAAGTAGCAGCACAATCAACTAAGTTGTCAGATGAAATAAATGCTTTTAATAGTAATGAGTTAGCTAGAGGCATAGTTGAAGCATCAATAATGGTCTTAGAGGAGGCTGTAAGAAGCGGCGAAAAATTAACTGGGGTTGGCGGGTTTTTTAATAAACTGCAAGATCAAGTTCAAGCTCTTGTAAGCAAACAAGAGGGTTTTGATAGCTTATCTGCTAGAACTAAAATTGATACATTATCAAGAATTGTAAAGTTACAAAATGCTAGAGAAATTTTAAATGATCCAAGATTATCTAATTTTGAGAGAGAAGAGATAGGAAAAGCTTTTGGGGAACTTAAAACATTAGAAGACCCTAGTGTAGCTTTGGGTGCATTTAGAAATTCATTAGATGTTTTAAAAAATGCAAATAAAACTCGTCAAGATTTAATACAAACTTTACATGAAGGATTACTTTCGGGTGGGATTGATGGACAAAGGAGTTATGGTAGAACGTTAGAGGATGTTAGTAAAATACAAAATATAGATTTAGATATTAGTACCGCTGTTGAAACATTAAATAGACTTATTCAAGGTGGAAATTTTGGAACTAATGTTATTGGTTTAGTTGAAGACTAATGGAAAGCTATACCGTTCAAATAGCACCAGGCGTAACAGAAACAGTTATGGCCGCGTCCCCAGAAGAAGCAAGAAGAAAAGTTAGAATCTTAATCGCAGATAAAGGCACACGTAATATATATGACAAACTTTACTTTGACTATGATACTGGCGTAAACGTAAGAGGTATTAGAAGAAAGTTAGGACAAGCCGAAATTAGTAAAAATGGTGACGAAAGAGAATTAGTATTAAATAGAATAGTAGGTAGTGGAGGCCACGTAAAAAACACAAAAGGCCAAATAGCAATAACACCAAGCGGTATGAAAGTTCTTGGGTTAGAAGTACCAAAAATTAGATTAGCAGACGGTACCGTTATTGAACAAAATACAATTGTAGATGAAAAAGGTTTTAATTTTAGAAATGATTTAGCAGATTTTACTGGAGTTGCTGGGCCTATAGCTGGTGCAATAGCTATGATGAGGCCAGGTAGTAGAACTTTAGAATTTTTTAAAAATACACCTAGACTTGGAAGAATGGTAGGAGCTTCCATAGGATCTGCAGGCGGCAAGGGAGTTGAAGAGTATGGTGAATTACTACGAGATGTGCAATTACAAAGCACAGGCGAAGTAGCTAATTTATTAAAACAAGAGGCTATTTTAGGTGGAGTTGGTCAAGGTGTGGGTGAGTTAATAGGAGCTGCTTATGTAGCAACTTTAGGTAAAAGGACACCTATTGATGAAGGTCGTATGTTGGAGCAAATAAATAAAGGTAGAAATGCGCCAGATATTTATAAGCTGGATCAAATAACAAAAAGAAAAACAGGTAGAGTAGCTACAGAAAAAGAAATACAAGAGGCTATAGCGCAGGGTACAGTTAGAGTATCTGAATTTAAGTTTGTACCAGGACAAAAAACTATAGGTAGAGAAATTCCAGGTAGATTACAAGCTGTTACAGAAACCGTATTTGGAAATAAAAGACTAAACGATCAAAGAGATTACTTTGCAGAATTATTTGGCAATCTATCTAAAACTTTAGGTGCTGCTGATAATGAATTAGAAAAATTTATTTCACAATCAACTAAAGAAACACTTGATGAACAAATTGATATAGCTAGAAATGCTTTGTTAAAAAAAGAACAAGATGTTTTAAACGTATTAGATGATCTTGTTAATAACACTATTAATGATGCTTTTGAAATAGGTAATAGAGCTGCGGTTGGGGATCGAAGAGAGTTTGGTTTGGAATTAGCGCAAGCTTTAGGTAGGGCCAGAACAACAGCCAGCGGTTTTGAAACCACACAGTATGAAGCTGCACAAAAATTATTTGATGATTTAACTGAAGTGCCTAATGTAGGCCGTAATACAGTTCCTGTAAAAATAGATAACAGAAATAAAAATTTAGGTAGCTTATTTAAGAAAAACGAAACGCTAGAAGTTGACCCAGTATTGGCAAAAGGTCAATTAATCAAAGGAGTTATAAATGATGTTATAAAAACTAATAGAAATAAAGCCAAAGAAATTTATAGTAAATATAAAAAAGATTTTGACAAAGCAGCAGAATTGGATCCTTATCATCAAAACGTAGAATTATTAAATGATGCAATACAAAACTCAAGTATACAAACATTACAATATTTCAGAAATGTATTTACTTTAGGTGCAGCCCAAAGAACTTTTATGAAAGAGAGAACACCTGCACGAAAAGCTTTTATAGAAATGATGCGAACTATAGATAACTACAGTAGTGGTTCTGGTCAATATCGTGAGGGTGACAGCATATTAAAAAATTTATCAGAAGATTCTTTTGAAAAAATTACACAAAGAATACCCGCTTATAATAATTTAAGAAAAAGAGCTGGCTTACAACCTATGGTTTTTTCAACGAATGATATTCAAAAAATACAAAATGCCGTTAAAAAACTTAGAGAGGCTAACGAGCATACTTTTGAGATAGAATCAATTTTTAATAGGATACCAGAGAAAAGTATTGTTGAAGACGCTACGCGTGGTGCTTTTGACGGAGACGAAGTATTTGATACATTAGTTGTCAAAGGCGACAAACAAAGATTAAATTCTGTCTTTCAGGCTTTACGTGTTTTTAACAAGTATAAAGATGAAGTTGACCCAGTATATTTAAAAGATTTACCCTATCAAAATGTAGAAGCAGAACTTAAAGCAAAATTAAAACAAAGGCTGTTCCAAGATTTTGTCGAGCAATCTACAGACTATTCTACTGACAGAATAGTTATACAAGAATTTGCACGTAAATTAAAGAGTTTTGAAAGATCTAATCCAGGTAAGTTGGACATTTTATTTACGGATTCTAATGGAAGAAATATTGCTAACAGAGTAAGAATAGTTGTAGATCAAATGAATAAACTAAAACCTGATTTACCACCAAAAAAATTAAAAGAAATTATTGCAGAGTTTAACACTAATCCCAAAGGACTTTCAGAAATAGATCAAGGCTTAGATTTCATTAATGAATTAGGTAATTTAGCTAGAGCTAGCGAACAAAAGTTAAGATTTAATGCTAATAGATCAATAAGTGAATTACCTAATAAAAGCGTGGAAGAAATTACAGAAACAATATTTAGGCCTAATGCTGCAAGCAATATTGAAGAGTTAAAGCTTATTGTAAGTCCAGAAGTATTTCAAAGCGTCCAAAGAACAAGTATGCAAAGAATTTTAGAAAATGCTATTGATATGCAAGGCAGAGGCAATATAAATGATATTTTAAAACCTGGCAGGCTACAAACAGCGTTAGATTCTTATGGTGATGAAACATTAGATGCTATGTTTGGGACTAAATTTAGACAGGAGCTTAGAAATATACAAAGAATAATGGATACTGCTACCAGAGGAGAGGTCGGTAGAGGCGGAGGAGCTGGTACTCTAGTAGCTGCAACTATAGCTGTAAATGCATTTAACATTAACATGTTGCCTACAGTAGCAGGATTAGCCGTATTAAGAGAATTATTTAGTAATCCAAAAATAGTGGGACTTTTAGGTAAAACAGATAAAGGATCTGTATTACAAGTTTTAGATGCTACCGAGCAAGCATTAAGACAACTAGGTATTAGAGCAATTGATGATCAAGCAGGTATTATTACTGAATCTATTTCTGAAGCTTTAGAGGGAGAAGAGGCTCAATCAATACTTGAGCCTTTGAAAGAGGGCGTGCAAGAAACTATACAGGGGGTACAAGATGTAGAAATACCCACGCTAACAGGCAGTATTGAACTACCAGAAGTACAACCAGTTGCTATGCCTGATCAAGGCCTGTCTGATGAAAGGTTAGCTTTTGCTGAAAGACTGTCTGGCAGACCTATTATATAAGTCCTATCTCATCTCTATCAAAACCTAACGGTACATCTGATAAACATGTTAAATGTTCTTTTGGTATGTGTATGTATGGTTCGTTATCCTCATCATAATTAGGTGTTGGATTGATATTCATACGTATATCGTAAACGTGATCTGGCATCCATTCATGCATCCAAATACCGTCTGTCATACCGTACACAGTTATAAAAGGATAGCCTGTGGATTGACTAAACGAAGCACCTTTACGTAGTTTGTTTGCAGATAATATAAATGTATCGTACTTATCACTAGCAAAACTACGGCACTTGATCTCACACCAGTACCATTTATCGGCTGATTCTATCCAATAATCTATACCATAACTAACTGGTAGTTTGTGACAGCTTACCTGCCAAAGACCTTCTAAAAAGCCTGCTACTCTATCCTCTCTTTTTTTATCTTGTATTGTTTCAAAACTTGGTGTTTTAAACATCATTACCTCCTAATTATTAAAACTTGAAATAACGGCCAAAACAATAAATGCCATAATTATTGACCATATATCCATATTTATTCCTCAAAAAAAGTAGGATCAACAGCAACAAACCTTTTAGTCGGTCTACCTTTGCCTCCTACTTTTATATCTATTTCCTGGATCTCTCCAGCATTTTTAAGTCTTTCTATAATCTCTTTTACCTCATGTGACTTCATGCTTCTAAATAGTTCATGACGGTCAACTTCTCTTTTAGATATGCCCTCGCTCTCCCTAGACCTGATATAAGACAATACTTGCTTAATCTTAGCTTCGGTTGCAGAACTTGCTACTTTGTCTCTACAGGCTTCTATAAAAAGCATGTCGTAATATCTAACATAATCTATTGCCCACTTAGTTACGTCCGCTGTAATCGTTGGTGTCTGAGCATTTGATGCTAAGGCACATATTAGAGCTAATCTCATAGCTTTTTCCTTAGAACGGCTTAGAAGTGGCTCTAGGCCATCTCTTTCTAATATATCTTGTCTTTGTACTATTTCACTGGCAAACTCTTGTAATAACTGCTCTGAATCGTGATCAAAGGCTAACACCTCTTGCGGTATGTTATATTCAGAGTTATTGACCATAGGGGCTGACAAGCCACCTCTATCTCTCCTAATATAATTTACCCAGTTGACTATTGTTAGTGGCGGGCTTTTTATCTTTTTAAGATTAGATACACGTCTAGGCTCTTTAGATTCTATAACCATAAATCTATTTAGAAAGCCGTCTGCAATACGACCAGAGTTCAAAGCTTTATAAAAGTTTTTGGGTACAGATAAACCAACCATAGTTATAGCAGGTTTATGTGTCACACGATTCATAATCTTTTCTTTAATGTCTTCTACTTGTATGCCCATTAAAGAATAATTATCTGGTCTTAAGGTACCGTGGCATCTACCCCAAGCTTCCATAAGTGTTTGTATTCCGTCCTCTTTGTTAGTATTACCAGCTTGGCTTATGCTTTCTAATCTTTTACCAAACTCGTCCATAATAGTTATATGTGTCGGTCTCATCTTCAATACTGAATGAACTGCACCACTAGAGGTATATCCGTCTCCTACTATCAATTTATCGTGTTCAGAAGCGTTTAAAACTGCTTCGACAAAAGTTTTTATGTTTTCCTTGCCCTGTCCTGACTTAGCAATACACATGAAATACATACTAGAAAAGTTATTCATGTCGGTTTTGAATATCCTGCCACAAACAACGCTAGCAAGTGATAAAGCAGCTACTAAAGATAATTCTGGTTGTGATACTTGTGCTATCTCCTCTGCATACTCATACATGTCTTTAAGCAATCCTGGAGGATTAAACAAATCTTCAGGCGGTCTTATGTCTTCTTTGGTTTGCACAAATAGTGGGGCTATCTGATTTTTTCTATCGTGTGTTTTCTTAACATTATCTACAACTGAGTCTATTTCTTGTTGTGGTAGTGGTGGCTTATTATCCCTGTTCCAATTGTGTAAAAATATTCTTACAAAGTCTAAGTTAATGTTTTTGGATATTAAATACCCTGCTATACGTGCTGCGTTATCGTTTCTTGATCCCTCGTTAACACCGTGTAAAGAAAAAGGGGCTGTTTTTTTAGCGGTATCATGTTTTGGTACTCCAGTTATTTTCTCAAACTCTTTTGGAGTAAAGTCTGGTAAATCTTTATGATCAAAAATATCCCAACCTGGAAGAGGTATTGGCTTATACATTTGACCGTTTGCATGACGGTTATATGGAGCAATTATAAGTCCGCCAACACCCCTTAAATCTATCAACCTTTCAACAGGCGTATCGTTTGTTCTTCTTGTTGCAAAAGTGGTGTAATTTTCAGGATTATTGTAATAATAATGCATACCCTTACCAGTCCTAACTTTGTATGGACAGGTAGGTAAATTTTCTTCTACCCAAGTCATAGCTTCTGGAGAGTCTGCGTCTACAACAATAAATTTACCACAAACTAAAGCTACAACTAAGTTATCTCGATCAGTAAACCACTCCTTAACGGTAGTTCTACAAGGCCTTTCGTTTTTGTATTGCTCCCAACCTTTTAAAAAAGGCGGAGGTTTTTTGTTAGATCTTTGTAGAGGCACAACATTATATCCCTCATCATAATAAGCTAATGCAATATCTAACGCTGCCTCTCCCTCAGACAGATTAAAATCAAACATGTTTTAATCTTCTGCAATTAATTCATCTAGTGAGCCGTATATTGACTCCCAATCTAGCCTTCCGCTAGTTAATTTAATTATACGTTTTGCTTGTTTTACAGACGGTTGCCTATGTCCATACCTCCAAGCTTCTACAGTATGTTCTGAAACGTCCCAGTCCTTAGCTGCTTTTTCTTTTCCTAAAAATTGTATATACATAGGTAAAGTAATTCTTTCTACTTTTCTATCTTTATATTTTGGTGTGATGCCCATACTCTCTAACCTCCTTAGCTTTTCTCGAGATATTGAATTTTGTCTGTGGTAATAATTTGCGATCCATTGTAGACTTTCTATTTCCTCCATTTTACTCTCCTGATAAATTAATTTTACACATTGTAATCTTTTAGTGTATAATTAGCAAATCAATTATTTATTTACGGAGGACCCATATTATGAATAATGATTTATCGAGCAGGATTGTAACGCCTGAAAAGTTAGTCCAGGATCAAGGAGCAAAAGTTCTTGTGTATGGAATGGCTGGAGCAGGTAAAACATCTCTTGCTAAAACTGCACCAGGTAAGGTGTTAGTAATTAGTGCTGAAGCAGGATTGTTATCTATTAAAGATGCAACTAATGTTGATGCTATAGAAGTGAAAGAAGCTTCTGAACTTATGCAACTTCATGAGTTGCTCAATACTGGACAACTTCAATACGATACGGTTTGTCTTGACTCTATATCAGAGATTAGCGAACTGTTATTGCAACAGGAGAAAGCCAGACACAAAGATCCTCGTAAAGCATACGGGGAGGTACAAGAATCTGTAACAAATGTCATGCGTGCTTTTCGTGATTTACACATGCACGTTATGTTTATTTGTAAAGAAGAGAAAGTAAATAGTGACGGTATCTTTATGCACGAACCTAAAATGGTTGGTACAAAGTTAGGTCAGTCCATTACTTATTTCTTTGATGAAGTTTTAGCTCTTAGAGTTATTGACGATACAGACGCGGAGGGTAATGCAGTACAGGCCAGGTGGTTGCAAACCAGAGTTGGCCAAGGCTACGTTGCCAAGGATAGGAGTGGTAAGTTAGAAGCTTTTGAAGTTCCAGATCTTACTGCATTAATACAAAAGCTAGGCTTTACGGCTGTAGCAAACAACACAGATAATGTGAAGGAGATAACAAATGTCTGACTTTGATGACATTACGTATGTTGAGGTGGAGGACAAACCTGCGGGGCCTGGAGTGGCTCCGTCTGGCGACCACCCTGCAAAGATTATTCAAGCTGAGAAGTATAAATCTCAAAAGGGTAATTGGACTTTAAAGATGACTTTCCAGATAGCTGGGGGTAATTATAGAGATCACAACGAGTGGTTTAACTTGTGGGATCCTAGAGAAGAAATCAAACAAATATCAACAGATATATTTACTAGATTAAGTAAGGCTGTTGGTTTTGTAAAACAACCACCTAGTTCTGCTCAGGACTATGTAGGCAAAGAGCTTACACTCACTCTTAAGGAAGTTGAAAACAACTGGACTGATGATGAGGGTAATGAGAGAACTGGTAGTAAAAATAAAGTTTTACGCTATTTACCTGCGGATACTGGTGGTATGTCGCCACCCCCTGCGGCAGTTCCACCCGATCTGGGATAAAACTAAGGGGCGTTAAGCCCCTTTTTTTTATTTTTTTAAAACAACAATCATAGAATCGTGCATACCAGCTTTATTACTTACCTCTTCTCCGAAAGTATTAATTCCAATAAATTTAACTCTACCTCTTATGAATCTAATTTCTTGTGCATTAGGTTGAATATAATCGTGAAACAAAATAGTGCTAGTGCTAACAGGTAATAACAATACACATAATTTACCTTTTTTTGCTTCCTTTATAGCTTTTTTTACAAAAGCATTCTTTAACTTTCTACTATAGGGTGGATTTACAAAATTAGCCCTACCCCATTCAATTTCTAGTCCATTAAAATCTGCAAACAAGGGGCAGGGATCAAAATCAAAATTAAATTCTTTATCTAATTTATCATATAATTCTTTGGGCGTTGCCCAGTTGTCATGGTTGTTAAGATTTCTATTCTTCATAGTAACTTTTTATTTAAAAACGTTTAAAATGTTGAATAACTTTCGCCTTGGTAATACTTTATTTTCTTCACATTTGTAACAACAATTACCTTGTGCTACTGGCCAAGCATTATGACCTCTATTCCAATAAGCTACGCCATCAACGGTTCTTTCAATTTCTATATCACCTTTACAGATAACGCATTTATGTGTATCTTCAAATGTTCCCACTTTGTTTCTATTCTTTTTCTCTTTCTTTTTTTTCTACAAGTAAACAAAATAGCTCATCTTTTTTTTCTTTTAATACCATTTCAATATACTTGATGTGCTTTTCTAGTTCTTGTATTTTTTTTTCTATACTCATTTATCTAAAAATATTTGAAATGAAACTAACAATATAATACCGACTAAAGCGTAAAAACTTAGATCCATTATCTATTCTCCATTTTGTTTCTTAGCCTGGTTAAATACCATATTGCTTTATCTAAGTCCTGGATATTATTACCCTTATGATCTTCACGCCAAATGTATTTAAACGCTGCTGCTTTACAATAACCTTTAAACTCTTCAAAGGTAAGAGCTGATTCTATTGCGTCAATACACTCTACAGAACCTTGTTTGGCGTAATGTGGGGGGTGGTTTACATTATCTGTCATTTTGTTTCTCCAAGATATTATTAAGCTTTTTCTTAGTTTTATTTCTCAAAGGCTTGCCGTCTTCTATATTTTGCACAGTTCTAAAACTAATTCCGATTAACTTTGCAAATTCTTCTTGGTTTAGTAAATTATTTTTTCTATATTCTTTAACACGAACACTATACTTACTGGAGTATGTTAATTCATCAAAAGATTCTCTAATTAATTCAAACAATCTATTTCGCAGGCGGTTATGAGCTTCATCCTCGCTACTTGTACCAATAGCAAAATATAATTTTCTTGCAACTTCTTTCACATAATATTCTTTTGTTTTTTCTAAAGCGTCTTTTTCTAATTCTTCAAAAACGTCTACGAATATTTCTTTCAATTTAACTGTATTCATTTTTTCTCCTTACTCAAACTCGTATCCCAACATAACCTCAACTATGCTTGGAGTATTATAAATCGTAGGTCTTTCCCCGTCCCTAACGGCCTTATAATCTCCAAGCGTTTTCTCTAGTTGATCCCAACCCCTGTCCATATCCTCATCATGCATTTTGAATATTTTTGTTGCGTAGGGTTGTTTAGTTTCTTGTGCAACAAACAAGAAGTCTTCTACTTTGAAGCCTGCCCTTTCATAACCTCTCCTGTAAAAAGCAGCTTGTAAATCGTATTGATAACGCCTGATAGAGCGAGTAAATCCAGATACGGAGCAATCACTCGTAGTTTTATAATCAATAACTACAATAGACTCATCTGAATAGGGTTGTACTACTGGGTGTCTGATTACATCAGATCTTAGCTTGAGGAGTACGTCTTGCTCCCACCAGTACAAGGCGTTTTCATACGGCTTAGTAAAAACACCAGGATACTCGCCCTGATCAACGTTAAGGAACTTCTTTGCTTCTTCAATAAGGTTGTCTTTCATCTGAAACAAGGTGTCCCTTTTGTCTTCTGTAATTACGGTAATTCCTCTTTTTTCGCAATCAGCTTTCAAATCTTTGTTGATTTTTAAATTTGGATGTCCTGACATTACCGCAAATTCGTTATTAAATGCGTTCTCGCCCTCTACTATTAGAGAGTGGGCAGCAGAACCGAACTGCATAGCAGGTGTCGGCTCTACTACCTCTTGCATAGCATGTAGCTGCGATTGTCTAAATCTCCTTAAGACAGATGAAGACACGCCTGGTGATTGATGATAATATGCATTATCCATATCAGGAAAATATATAGTATCTCCAATAGCTACATGCTGATGACTTTTTAGTGAATCTGGTAGTGGTGGGTTATCTATCATTATTAACTCCTGGTTCTAAGTGGATGTATATTTTATCTGATTCATAAAAGTTGAAATGACTTTCTAACACTTTTGGGTTTTTAAAATCCCTAATTGGTATGCCGTCTTTGTCTTTCATAGGCTTACCATTTTTATGTTTTTTTATTGGGTATTCCGTTTCAGTTGCAGAAATACAAGGAGCTTCGCTTAAAGATTCATAAAGATCTACATCTATACCATACTCCTTATATAAATATTCTTGTATAGCATCCATAACCTCGTATTGATATAAAGTTATGTTCATGATCCATTCCTAGTATTCATTTGTTCTACTCTTTGCACTAACTTGTCAACCTCGTTAGATATATCCTTAAGAGTTGCCCTTAACTCAAAGATTGAGTAGTTTAAAGCATCTTGCTTTTGTTGTTTTTGAATGTTGTCTACTTGTGCATCTATAAGTGCATAAGCAATACTGTTTTTATCTAATGACATATTTACCTCCGTCAAAATATTTACTAAGTATAAACAAAGACTAGACATTTTACAATACAAATAGTAAAATTAATTTATTACAAATAAAGAGAGGTAATTATGAGTAAGTCAGGAACACTATATATGATGATGCGATTGTCGTATGAACAAGCCGTTGATGATTATAACAACAAGAAAACAAACTCTTTGTTAGATGCCTATAAAAAGTATTACCAAATTAATGTAGGCATGAGTCCAACAGATCCACAAGGAGATCTAATTAATTTTTATGATGAAGATAATAGTCAGGAATGTCCTATATGAATTGTTGGGCGTGTCAAACAAAATTAATTTGGGGCGCAGATCATAATGGAGAAGATTATGGTAGTGAGGACTATCACATAGTTAGTAATTTATCTTGTCCAAAATGTGAAGCCTTTGTATTGGTTTATTGGGATAAGGTTAAAGAAGAAAAAAAAGAGAGTGCAGATGATTGAAACACTACAATTCTTTTTTTGGTTTTTCGTAGCCATAATTGGAATACCTGCAATCTTTATTGTTTTGTTTGATAAAACATAAGTTTTGTATGCAACAACTTTCCATATAGTGAGCATACATAGTAGTAAGCCGAAAACAAATGAAAGCAAAACTTACTACAGGGCAACAGGAATACCCTCTATTATTCATAGTGTTTTTGTTGCCCACCTTTTAACCAACCAAACACAAGACTTTACAATTTGTAAAGAATATCTTATAATAGGATTCTAGCCTAGAGCTAGTTTGTTCACTAAAATAAATATTACGGAGGTATTTATGAAAAAAACAAAAAAATCTAATGATCAACTAAATGCAGAAGGTTTATTAGACTTAGCTTTAATATTTGCACAAAGAAATTGTAATGAGTTTTTTAAAATGAATTTATTAAAAGAAACAACTTATAAACATAAACATTTAGATAACTTGGTACAAAACTATATTTACAAAAAAAAGGTTAGTATAGAATAATAATTAGGGGCGAAAGCCCCTTTTTTATTATTGTCAATTATTGTCATGATATATATGACGGCCTCAAAGCCTTTGTTTATAAGGGTTTCAGGATTATTTCATTTTTGTCATTTTTGTCATAGGCAATAAAGAAATCTATCTATATTTTTAAAATAATTCTTGACAAACAATAGATCTATAAACTATCCTCTCTATACATATTAGGGTAATGTGGGGGTAGGTAGTATTAAAATAAGCATAACACCCTAATTTGCTTAATATGGGATTCAAGAAACATAAACTAGAATACGAACCTATCATTTCCGACCAAGAGGAAGTCCCACCTGAATTTGCCAACCTAGACAATAAACTTACCAGAAGACAAAGAAACTTTGTATGGATAGCTGTAAACAATCCAAGACTATCTTTGATTGAGTGTGCAAGTAAAGCTGGTTATAAAGATCCACGCCAAGCGGCAGTAAATGTATTTAAGAACGAACTGGTTAGAAAAGAGTTTAATTTTTTATCTAATGAAGTTAAGAAAAAGTATGAACTTAATTATGATAGGGCAGTCCAGGACTTATATGATATTAGGGATAAGGCTCTCGCGGCAGGATCCTTTAATGCTGCAATATCTGCCCAAAACTCTTTATTGAGGGTTGGTGGCCTTATAGTAGATAGAAAAGAGGTTATGTTCGGCAAAATAGATCAAATGAGTAGAAAAGAAGTAGAACAGCGTTTAGCACAGCTTATGGGTAACATTATTGAGATAGGCGTTGAAACTAAGAAAGAAGATCCAAAGGTTATTGAGGAAGTAAAAGAAGATAAAGCTGATTAATTTACTTTGTTTTTAAAGAATAAAGAATTATAGCAATAATTATCCAAGTTATTTCTAAGAACATAAGGCACTCCAATCAATTATTTCGGAGAGGAGTATTATGAAGTAATATTTGTGAAAAGAGTGCCTAACTTTCATCTTATGTGCTTTACGGTAATTGTGCAACATATTTAGCTAATCCTTGCCACCTAAGTTTGTTAGTTTCATACCAAAAAGCCTGGTCATATACGGTTGACTTAGGCTTATAGACTAAGAAGCCAAACTTAGAGTGTGGATCTAAATTTGGATCTGTATGTGCTGATACTTCGTCCCAGGATACGAGTTTGATACGGTATTGTGGTTTATTCATATGACAATTTCATTAAATGCACACTGTCATAGCCTTGCTCAATCCATTCTTCATAATGTTCTTTGGCTCTTTTGAATGTAGTATAGTAATCATCACACCCACCTACCCAAATAACATATCTCCAACCTTGTTTATACTCTTCAGGAGCATAATATTTTTTTAATTTATTCATCTTTTATCTCCTCTTGTATAACTCTATACTTTGCTATTGGTTTTGTGGCGTTAGTTTCTTTCCAACCTTTATGATTTGTAAATGTAGGATAGAAAGCTAAGTATTGTCTACCAGACTTATCATCTGTCCAAAAATTGACATCTACTTTTACACCCTCTTCTAACTCTAAATCAGTCCAGTTATCTTCTTGCCATTTAATATCAATCATCTGACACCTCCTTTAATTCTTTATCCCTTTCTTGTTCTGATTTAAACCAAGACCAAGATACATCTTCTGAATTATCTAAAGCATAATCTAGGTCTTGATCCCCATACCATTCAACATAGCCATAAATATAACCATTGTTGTTATCTCCATTAAATTTGTATGCTTGTGTGTCATACCAATTAAACTTTTTGTAATTTGTAATGTCGTAATTAATTGTCATCTGACACCTCCTACAGAATAATAAATACTATAACGGTTAATATTAAGGCTATTGGTTTTAATACATACCAACTAACCCATTCCAGGCCTTGCATATTTGCAAAGTATTCTTTTAGATCATTCATGTTTACCTCCTTTGTCTAAATAAATAAAATAATGCTCTTAATCTCCATTCAGATAAGTGCTGTAAGTGTTTTGGTATAGGATTTGGGTAAACAGCTTTAGTCATCATTTTCTCCATAATAAAAGTCATATTCCCACTTGTAATTAGGGTTATCTTCGTGTTGCCACATTAACTCAAACTCTTGTTCAGCATAATCTCCTAAAGGCATACCCTCTTCTGTTTGTTCATCTAAAATAGGTTTAACTTCTTCCCAATTATGTATGTAATCAATAGGTAGATAATCGCCTATACACCCAAATATTTCCCACTCAATACCCTTTTTTGTTCCAATACCTACATCAATAACATCTTGCGTATCCCATTCTTCCGTTAGCCAATAGATTATGTCTATATTAAGTATCATCTTCTTTTTTATTGGTTTTATTTTTAATGCTTTAGTCATTAGTTTTGCTCCTCAAAATCTTCAATACCATTAACGGTATTACAACAACCTTTTCTGTCGCAAGGTTGACTAAAAGATATTTCATTACAACCATTCCACCCTTGATAATTATCTTGATTATCGTAAGTATTACAGCTATCTGAACAATAGACTTTCCTATCGATCATATCTCCATTTTGATCTTCTATTATGTGTATATGTGCCATAGTTAATTACCTCGCTTTTTATTAAAATAGATTACCGTTTTCATCAAATTCATATTTATTTATTTCAACATAGTTTAAAAATGTTTCTTTTAAAAAGTAGTCTCGATTATCTGCAAACCACATTTCAAACATTCTATTTTGTATATCTTGTGCAAAGTCGTCTATTGAATAGTCTTTATGCCATTCAGATATTAATTTATCTGCATAAACTTTTAGATCAACACAAAAACAATATCCATTACCCGTATAATCTTTAAGTAGTAAAGATATATGTTCTGATCTATTGTTAGGTGAAATATAATGATAATCAGAAGTATCTAATTTTATGTAACAACCTCTATCTGAATATTCTCCATTAGATAATGAATAATCAATACCCATATTTAAAGTATCTGCAAACTTTTTAAAACTATCTAGGTTTTCATCAGCCAAAGTATTTATATTGTCTGCATTATCAATCCAAAATTTTTGATATATTTTGTCGCATAGTTCATCATCTTTTTTTAAATCTTCAATATCATAAACAGTATATTCTTTAGTTATTGTTTTCATTATTACCTCGCTTTTTGTTTATGATTTTAATATAAATTTCTTGCTCTAATTCATTAAGCATTTTTATATGTATATCATCTAAAGTTTTAGCTTTGTATTTACCTTTTAAAAATTTAAAAAAATGTTTTTTGTCTCTGGATAAAAAGTAATTTATGAAGTAATTGTCAATATGTTTGCTTATGTGTGTAGGATTAGACATTTGTATTTACCTCTTTTCTTAAATTATCTACATACTCTTGATCTTCTTTACACATATCAGCATATTCTGTAATTAGTTCTTCTAAAGAACCCTCATGTCCTTCATAAGGTGTTGAATAATAACTATATAATTGATCATTTTCTGAATCATACATAGCTACTTGTAAATCAGCATTTGTTAAAAATACATAACCAGAATATTTATTAAATCCTATTTTTATATCATCATTATAAAAATCATCTGGTAATCCGTTATCAATAGCTAATATTAATTTACTTGCTTCTTTAAGTTCTATAGAACCAAATTGTCCTAAATCCTCTGTATATATATCATTAGACATTTAAAACCTCGCTAAATAGTTCTGGTTGTCTGTATTGCTCTTGACATTCTTTAGAGCATTTTTTAATAGGTTTATCTTCTAAAAAATACTCCATAAGTGGATATTGTTTATTAGTTTTTCTAATTTTCTTTTTATGCTTGTTAGCTAGATTGTTCATTATTTATACCTCTCTTAATATTAAATCTAAATCATCATCAATTACAGCATGTGAGCAATAACCAAATATATTATCTTCATCTAGGACATCACTTTCAATCATACCTTTACGAATTAAAGTTTTATATTTTTCAAGTGTTTCAACATCTCTTATTACTTCATGCTCACAAATATTTGGAAATATGGCTACCGCTATCATATCTTCTGTAAGTGGCTCAAAGTGATAAGTTCCCGCATCTTGGCAATCATTATCAATTTGATATCTAATAGAGTTATCTGTAATTTCGATCGAGTTGAGTTTATGTAAATCGATAATTCTATTTAGTAATTTCTCTTTTAATTCTTCTTGTTTAGGCGAACCGCTAAGATAGTTTTCAACCTCTAAAATTTCTATATCGGAATCAGAATATCCCTCGCCATTCCAAGTATTAGTTATTAAGTATTTTGTTTTATTCATATTTATTACCTCTAACTATTATTATGCATATAACTTACAAAATGTAAAGAGATAATATTATTAATATAAATATATGTATTAATTTGAGAGGAATAATAGCATCTTGTTAGTGCCTGACCCGATCGTGGTAATAAAATTAACTTTCTTTACAAATTGTACAAATATAAGGTATAATACATATTACATATTAATAAAAGCGAGGTAATAACAATATGAGCATATTAAAAAGTGAAATAAATCTAC